CAGAATGTCACACCTATAGCTGAGCGAAGCGAGGTCGAGACCGCGCCGCCCGAGTGTCCTATTGTCCAAATCCCTGTCCCCGAGCCCGTTATCGCTAAACCTAGCACCCCGGTCCTGGGCATTCCGACCCCCTGACGTGCATCTCGTGCTGCGCAACGGGTTACGTGGTGCCAGTGTGGCCATCACAGGCAACAAAACGACCCGGCAAATCTTTCCTAGACCGATTATCCCAAGTGTCTAGGACTAGGACAGAGCGACGAGGACTGGGTCATGAGGACAAGGGCATGAGTGACAAGGACTTCGGTGGACTAGGCAAGATTTGCCGGTCCATAGCATGACTTGTGCCATTTTGCCAACTTTCAAGGGCCGGCAGCGGGGGCGACTGGGGATGGCGAGCGCGCTCGGACCCTCGCGCGCGATATTCTAAAAATCGTCCGCGCGGGTCTTTACTTTTGAGCGAAAACTCGCACTTATTAAGCATGAATGAAGTCTGGGATAAACGAAAGCACCGGGCAAACGAAAACCGTCGCTTGCTCTATGCAATGCATCATGCGGAAGCCAGGACCGCCCGCCTGGAAGCCCGAGCCAAGGCGATAGCGGAAGAGGAAGCGGCGCATGCCGCCCGCGCTGCGAAGGCTCCCCTATCAAGGGCCCCCGTGCCTAAAGCTGAGCGCCGGAAGAAAGAGAAGCAAGGATTGAAAGGCTCAATACGGGCAGCCAAGCGAGGTTCGTGCATGGATTGCGGCGGCTGTTTCCACTCGGAGGCGATGGAGTTCGACCACCGGGGCGACGCCCCGAAACTTTTCAACCTAAGCCAAGGGTCCCGCCGGTCGCAAGCCGCTATCGCCGCGGAAATCGCGAAATGCGACCTCGTCTGTGCGAACTGTCACCGTCTTCGGTCCGCCCGTCGCCGGCTGGGGCTGCCGGCCACGCTTCCACTCCCGGACTACGAAATATGAGCCAAAAAGGCACACCTCGCTACATCCTCGTCCACGAACCCCATCACGCCATCATTCGTGACACGGTCCGCGGCGTTAATGTCTTTTTCCTGGCCGAGTCCGGATTCGGACCTTCGTCCTCGGTCCTGGATTTTGGCCCAACGTGTCGTGCGTTACCTGAACACCCATGAAGCTGAACCACCGTCTGTCTGACCCCGAAATCGCCCAGCTGCAACAGGTCATGCTTCACGAGGGACTTTTGCCCTCCGCAATTGAGAACCCCGGGGCGTTGACCGAGCTACTCGGCAAGGGGTTAGTGCGAATCGAGTTCGGGCGCTACTGGCCCTGTTGGGACGCTATTCGGCAGTCTTGAGTTGACACCACGCCAGTGGTGTGCGATATTAGGGTGTGGATACGATACCCTATCGACACTCGGACGCCGGTCGCCCGCCGGCTTGGTTCAATGAGCGCAAGGACTGCACGGTCCGCGCTTTTGCTCTCGCCGTCGGCGTGACCTACCTCGACGCTTTCCGGGAGCTGGCCCGGCTGGGGCGCAGGACCGGCCGGGGCTTCAAGTTCCGGCTCGTGGCTGAGGGGCGCCCGGACCTTTTCACCCGCACCCAACTTCTCAAAGGCAAACGCAAGCGTGTCCGCACTCTTTTGCCTCAGCTCACGTCTGGCCGATATGTGTTGCGCATCAACCGGCACGTTTTCGCGGTCGTGGACGGCGTTCTGTTCGACGACTGCGGCTATGAGTCTCTGAAGAACTGCATTGTCACGGATATTTATCAGGTCCGCGACTTGACAATCCCCAAACCTGTGGCACTGGTATAGGTAGAATATGAAAACATCACTTACTCAAAATCACGGCGGGTCTGGAAAATTACCGCCCTTCCCCTTCCTTGTGGAATCTACGCACGACAACCCTCGCCATTGCTTTACAGTTCTGGCAACCGCAGAAGGCAGCGGCATCGTCGTCCATCGGGCCTCGGAAGAGGCGGCTTGGAAAGTCGGACAATGCTATAGTGGGTTCACCCCGTTTTATCGCACGGAGCATTGGCGAGTCCTGTCGCCGTCCGAGTCTATCACCCTGAAGAATGACTGACCCGGCCGGGGAGCGAATTTGAAATGGGCAAAGGTTTTTGCGGAAATCAAAAAATGTGAGGTGGTGTGTTCAAACTGTCATCGCCTTCGAACCCAAAAAAGGTTATGTTCTCATTAGCAACTTTGCAAAGAATGAACGCAGTCGCAGAGAACCGCAAGCTGCGCCGCCGGGCGCGGGCGATGAACGCGAAGAACAAAGCCACCCCGAAGAACGCCGAGAAGACCGGCACGTTCGACCCCGCGACAAACCGATACCTACAGGACAACGACCAATGAAGACCAAAATTTCCAAGAAAAAACTCAAGAAGGCCAAGGTCACCGTGGACTTCGAAACCAACTACCAGCCGAAGGTGGCGACCGCTGCCGGTGGAACGCTGACGACCGCGGAGCTGGAGGCACCCCATCTCTTTTTCTGGAAGACGCGTGACGGGCAAATCCTGCGAATCGCAGATATGCAGCTCGACCATCTGCTGAACGCGCGGGCTTTGCTACGCCGGCGTATCGCTAAGATGTCCGAGGTCGAAGAAGCCATGTCCCGCGAGGTGCAACGGCGCACGGGGTCTGAGCTGAGTCGCTACGGCACCTTCACACCCAGCTACGAACCCATCGACGAGGACTACGACCCGCATCCCGGGCAACACTGATATGAGTCACGTCTGCCCAAGATGCGGCGTCCCGGTTTGCCGTTGTGAATGCAAGGCAGACCCACGCGTCTATGAGACGCCGTGGAACTGGAACGGCACGCAGATGCGCTCCGATATTTCGGACCATCTCAAGGAGTTCACTGAAAAAATGACGCGAGTCTTTCGTCGTGAGTTTGCGTATCGCCGGCTGGCGGGGGACCTATTGCACCAGTTGAAATCGCTGGAGAACTTCGTGGACCCGACCACGCGCAACCTGCTCAAGGACGCGCGCGAAGTGTGGGAGAAACAACTTGAAGACATAGCCAAACTGTGAAGAAGCCAACCAAAAAACAAAACGAGTGGAACGAGAAGATGGAGCTGAACCACATCGCGTGCAGAATCCAAAACATTCTCGGGCCGGAAGTGTCCGCGGAGAAAAAGCTCGAAGTCTTCGCCCTGGTGCAGGACATCGCCTCCCAGGTGTTGCAACGCGTGCTGGCGGACACGGGCCGAGGTTAACCATTAGAACGACCATTTACAAATACCTAGGTCGAATGAACGTCTTCGCCTACTACCGTGTGTCGTCCTGGGAGCAGGAAGACAAGTCCGGTTTGCCGCGCCAGCAGGAGGTCGTGGCGAAGTTTGCTCGCGCCGGCGGCATGACCATCGTTCGGGCATTCTCCGAGGTGCAGTCCGGCGGTGTGGACTTCGAAGACCGCACTATGTTGGCAGCCATGCTAGATGAAGCAAAAGCTGCCGGGGTTGACGCCATCGTCGTCGAGCGGGTGGACCGGCTCGCGCGCGACCTCATGGCCCAGGAGATATTTATCACGCGCGCCTTGGAGCGGGGCATAAAAGTTTTTGCCGCCGACTCCGGCCAGGAGATGACGAACGCGGACGACCCGACGCGCGTGATGCTGCGCCAAGTCATGGGCGCCCTGGCGCAGTGGGAGAAGGCGGTCATCGTCAAGAAACTTCAGGACGGTCGCCGTCGGACCGCCGAACGGACGGGCAAGCCCTGCGGAGGGCCGGCGAGGTATGGGTTTCACCCACACCCCGCTACTCGCGGGCATCAGCGGGATATAATCGAGTCCATCAAACGGGCCAGGGCGGACGGGTTTTCCTACGCGCAAATTGCGAGCAGCATGCAGGCCAGGGGAATCACCCCGCCGGCCGGCAGAGTCTGGCACCGCGCAACGGTTTACAAATTATCCAAAGTGAATCTTGACAATCCAGGAACTGACTCCACTTCTTAGGTGACAATGGCGACTATTATCCATATCGAATGGCCAGCGAATCCCGCTGGTGAACAGGTCAACAACTACAAAGTTTATGAGTCCGTTAATGGCGGACCCTTTAACTTTAAGGCAAACGTGTCAGTCAATTCACTCGACATCCTCAACCCCGTGCCCGCACAATACAGCTGGCGCGTCCGGGCCGAGAATTTTGTCGGGCTTGGTCCGGAGGGTCCGGTAATCCAAGGCCCTGGGCTTCCATCTGCGCCAGCGCAGGGGACAGTTACGGTGACGGTGACTTAAAGGTCACCAATTTTTGGTTGGTTCTTTGAAAATAATTTCTTGGCCTCCTGTGATGGGAGCGCGCATAGCGTTAAAAGCCAAGATGTGTGTGGCCTTTCGAGGTCGCATCCGTCAGCTAACGACTCGGGACGAAAAATATCGAGGCGAATCAAAGTCCAGTCGTCGCGACGACTGGCCGGGAGGACATCCGGTTAGCTACCGCCTCCCGAAAAATTTTGGCACGTAAGGCAACCCGTGACGACGGCTGAGGCGCGGATACCGCAGAATCGGGTGACCAAAGTAAGCAACGGTGCTTCCGTTGTTCCGGTAAAAATCCGGCGTGTAGGCTCCCGATAGTTAGCCGCCAATTTCGACGGGACGGAACGTTTTGGCCGCGCACCCAAGGGTCCGGCAAAGGGCGTTTTAGATTCCGGCCCGTCGGCGGGGAAATGGCGACACACGGGCGAAGCCCAGAAGGGAAACCCCGTCGCCCGCAGAGTCGGCGATACAGGCTACAATAAACACGCCCTTTTTACTTTTTGCGGTGAAACGTTGTTGCAAATGCGGACTGGAGAAGCCGGTGGGGGATTTTCATTCTCGTGGGAAGACCCGCCCGGGAGGTCTGCAATCGCACTGCAAAGAATGCGGGCGGGCCTTGAACAGGGATTATTACAAATCCAATCCTGATAAATATCTGTCTCGGCGCCGAGCCCGATATGCCGCAGACCCAGCGTATAGGTTGGGTTCATTGGTGCGCAATCGTGTTCGTGAAGCGATAATGGGAAACGTGAAGTCGAGCCCGACGTTTAGTCTGTTGGCGGTGGACTTGACGGAGTTTCGGATTTATATTCAAGGTCAGTTCAGTCCTGGAATGACCTGGGAAAATCACGGCGAAGTCTGGCACCTTGACCACGTGATTCCGTGCGCAAGCTTCGACCTGTCGGACCCGGAACAACAGCGAATCTGTTTCCATTGGTCAAATTACCAGCCCTTATTCGCGCTCGACAACTTGCGCAAAGGCGCCCGCCTCGAAAATGCTCCCTGTCTCACACCCAGCTAAATCTCTGCTCGCGGAGGTCGCCAAGCTGATTCATGCGGACAAGATTTTTGACGCCGCCCGGTTAGTTCGTGCCTGGGCCGCGCAGAACAATCCGGAAATCTCCAAGCAATCCGTAGACACCAAGAAGAAGTCTTTTGAGATGCTCACAATTTTGCTTCATTGGTGTTTGAATAATGGTGCGACGGAAGAAGCCGCTCAACTTCTTTGGACCCCCAACCAGTTCGACCCGCGTCCCTACAACACGCAGCGGGTATGGTCCGCCTTCGACGAGCACGACTTCATTTTGCTGATGGGCGCGGCAAAACAATCAAAATCATTTTCGATGGCGATTCGGCTTTTCCTGGAATGGGTGCGCGACCCGGAATATACGTCGATTCGCGTGCTGGGTCCGAGCGAGGACCACCTGGAACAAAACCTTTTCTCGCACCTCGTCACGCTGCACCGGGAATCTGCAATCCCTCTCCCGGGCGAGATTGGTAAACTTTTCATCGGGCTAGACCAGCGCGCGAAGCGGGGTTCGATTACCGGCGTGGTGATTCCTCAGGGCAAGAAAGCCGCCGGCCGGTTGCAGGGTGTCGCGCGGTTCCGCCGCAAGAAACCCCATCCTCTGTTCGGCGAAACGTCGCGGTTGTTCGTGTTCGTCGATGAAATCTCGAACTTGCCGAAAGGTCTGTGGCACGACATCGACAACTTGCTGTCGAACGCTTCCGGCAAAGGCGGATTAAAAGTTGCCGGCGCATTCAACCCATCGGACCGCAACGATGACGTCGGCGTTCGGGTCGAGCCGCCTTTTGGTTGGGCTAGTTTTGACCCGGACCTGCATTTCGAGTGGATGTCTACCCGTGGTTGGTGGACTGTGCGTCTTGATGCGATGCAATCCGAGAACATCAAGCAGAAGCGTGAAGTCTATCCCGGCATGCAAACGCATGAGGGCATGCAGCAAATTATTGCCAATGCCGGCGGCATAGATTCACCGGGAGCCTGGACAATGGTGCGCGGTTGCTTCCCGCCCCTCGGCATGGTTCTCGCGGTCATCCCCTCCGGGCTCACCACGACCTGGAAGGCCGAGCCGATTTGGTATGACACGCCCACACCCGTCGGCGGCGCTGACTTGGCGCTGGAAGGCGGCGACACATGTGAGTTTGCCAGCGGACTTTTCGGCCGCGCGTCCGCGGTGAAGATGCCGCCGAGCCTGGAGTTCCCGGGCGGGCAGGTCGTGTGGTTCTACGACCGCAACGGGCACAAGGCGCCGCGGCATCTTTTGTTGGCCCAGAAGATTTTTCACATCCCGAAAGGGGACACCTTCACGATGGGCGACGCGATTATGCGCCTCGCGCGCGAGCTACACATTAAGCCGGAGTATCTCGCGGTGGACCGCACGGGCAACGGGCAGGGCGTGTTTGATTACATGAAGGTCAAGGGCTGGCGCTGCCACGGCGTGAACTTTTACGAGAGCGCCAGCGAGACCCGCATCATGGCCGAGGATGAGGCGACGGCGAAGGAGCTTTATGACCGCGTGAACAGCGAGCTTTGGTTTGCGGTCAAGCGATGGCTGGAGTTTCGGTTCCTCTACGTGGCCCTCGGCATGGACGTCGCGGACCTGACCGGGGAACTGACGGACCGGCTGTTCCGGATGGTTGGGAAAAAATCCCACGTGGAATCCAAGCGCGACTGGAAGTCCCGCCATGCCGGCAAGTCGCCGAACCTTGCCGATGCGTTTACGCTGTTGATTCACGCCGCGCGTAAGGGCAGCGGGTTCATCCCGTCCATGGCCGGCGACGACTCGATTGAACCGGTGGGCGCCCACACCACGGAATGGGACCCGCAGGCAAAAGACATCGGCTGCGACCGGACGAACCGGTTCGAGGACCTGGACACCGTGCTCGACGACAACGAACTGTGAATTTTTATGGCACTCAGATT